CAGCGTTTCGTTCGATATTCTGATTCGTTTTGCCATTTTTCCGTTCGTTTGACGCAAACTTACTCTGCCTTTCCCGTCCGGGCAAAAAAGTGTGTAACGGTTGCAAAGAAGTATGTAAATGATGCACTGTTCTCTGTAACGGTTGCACCCCTTTTTCGTGGATGCACGAAAATGGATGAACTTTGTCGTAAACGAATATTAAATACAAGGTAAAACATGGCTAAAAACGACACAAAACAGGAGCTGGCACGGGTGCTCTACATGAGCGGACTTTCGCAGGAAGAAATTCTTCAGAAAGTGGAAGTGAGCCGTCAGACACTCAGCCGGTGGATAAACACCCTGGGCTGGAAAGAGATGAAGGCAGCACGCAACATTACCCGTCCGGAACTGGTGAACAAGCTGCTGTCTTCCATCAACTCCCTGCTCGACAAGGCAAACGAGCCGGGAAATGAGGATATGCTGGCCAGCCTGGGCGACAAGCTTATCAAGACGGCCACCGCCATCGAGAAGCTGGAGAAGAAGGCCAGCGTGGTAGACCGTATCGACACGATGATCGACTTTGAGAACTGGCTGGCGGCAAACCGTGACAAGTATCCCCAGCTGACCAACGAACTGTTCCAGCTCGTAAACCAGCTGCACAACGATTACCTGAATGAACTCTTCGCCCAGAAAGGAGGCTGATCATGACGGAACAGGAAAAGAAAGAAGCCCTGAAACGATGGCAGGAGCACTGCAAACGGGTAGAACGGATGACCTCGCAGGAACGGGTGGAGACAGAAGCGGAACGCAAGCGGAACATCGCCCGTGCCCTGAAAGATTACAATTGTTTCTGCCAGCGGTACCTTTCACATTATTGCCAGTGTCCGAATGCCAGGTTCCACAACGAGGCGGCACGCTATATCGCCTCCCATCCGGAACTGCGTCTGGTCTGCAAGTGGCCGCGCGGTCATGCCAAGTCGGTACACCTGGACATCGGCATCCCGCTCTGGCTGAAGTTCCGGGGCGAGCTGCATGTCATGGTACTGGTCGGCAAAAGTGAAGACAGTGCCGACGGTCTGCTGGGAGACTTGCAGGCAGAACTGCAATACAACCAGTACCTCATCCGGGACTTTGGCGAACAATACAACAGCGGCATGTGGCAGGAAGGCGAGTTCGTCACACGAGACCAGTGTGCCTTTTTCTCACGTGGCCGCGGACAATCTCCCCGTGGCTTGCGTTTCCGTGAAATGCGTCCGGACTACATCGTAGTGGATGACTTGGACGATGATGAAATGTGCCGCAGTGAAGCCCGTGTACGTGAGATGACAAACTGGATAAAGGAAGCCCTGTTCGGCTGCTTCGGCGGCAAGGACGGGCGTTTCATCATGGTGGGTAACCTGATTTCTAAAAACTCCGTATTGCAGAAAATCATCGACACGCCGACCGTAAAGACCATCGAGGTGAACGCCATCGACCGCAACGGGAATCCTGCCTGGCCAGAATTCTACACCATCGAGAAACTGCGCGACCGCGAACAGTTCATGGGCTACCGCTCGTTTCAGAAGGAATACATGAATAATCCCATCACCGAGGGAGCCGTATTTCAGGAACGGTGGATACGCTGGCGGCCGATGCTGAAACTGAAATACTACGAGCAGATAGTGCTCTACATCGACCCTTCGTGGAAATCCTCCGGAAAGAACGACTACAAGGCTGCCGCCATGATAGGCCGTCCCAAACGCGGACTGAAAACCGCCTCCCACCGGGAACTGCATCTGCTGCGTGCCTTCTGCCGCCAGTGCAGCGTGGGCGAAATGGTGCGCTGGCTCTACGATGTCTACGAGTCACTGCCCGAAGATGCGGCGGTCAGCATCTACATGGAAGCCAACTTCATGCAGGACACCATCCTCGATGAGTTCCAGCGCGAAGGTGACGCACGGGGCTACCAGCTTCCCATCATGCCCGACAAGCGGAAGAAACCCGACAAGTTCGCCCGTGTGGAGGCTATTAGCCCACTGTGGGAACGTGGCTACTTCTTTTATAACGAAAAGCTGAAGGAAGATACCGACCTCCGTGCCGGAATTGACCAGACGCTGGCCTTCGAGCAGGGAAGCCGGGCACACGACGACTTTCCCGATGCCTGCGAGGGTGCTATCTATAAATTACAGAAACAAACCCGTGAGGCTTCGTTCACTCCCCGGCTTGGCGTGCGGCGTCCTCCTAAGAATGCCTGGTAACCAACGACAGCTTTTAACTATTAACTTTTAACTATTAACTGACCACATGTTTATCACCGAACAAGACTACATACAGGTCAGCGCCGACGCGCTGAGAATCATTCAGCAGGCTACGGACGACAACCGTCTGCTGGCCGAACGCCGTGCCATGGACCGGATAGCAAGCTATCTGGACGGACGCTATGACATGCAGGCGGCTTTCACCGCCGAAGGCGAAGCAAGGAACCTCGACCTCGTGGGACTGGTGGCCGACCTGGCACTCTATTTCATGGTGCTCAGCCTGCCGCAAAAGATGGGGTATGAAATCCGGAAGGAACAGTTTGAAAACGCCGTCGCCTATCTGGAGAAGGTACAGGCGGGAAAGGCGGTCATGAACCTGCCCGAACTGCAACCCACGGGCGAGGAAGGAGAACAGACCGGAGCCGGCATACGCTACGGTTCCGACAAACGTAACAATTATATCTGGTAACTACTATGGCAAAGAAACCGAAAATAGAATATCTCAACCGGATGAATGCCGCCGAAAGACGGCGCATCAAGGAAATGAGCGTCAAGCTCCAGCTGCTCACTGAAGCATTGACACGGCGTGACCTGGCCGACTGGCGGCGTGCATGGCAGATGGCTATCAACGTGGACAACCCGAACCGTACACGTCTGCTGAACCTCTATACCGATGTGGATGCCGACCTGCACCTGACCGGATGCGTGCAACAGCGCATGGGATTCGTGCTGAACAAGAGTTTCAAGCTCTGCGACGTGAAGGGTGTGGAGAATCCGGAACTGACGGAACTGCTGGAAGCTCCCTGGTTCAAGGAATTTCTGCGACTGGCATTGGAAAGCAATTACTACGGCCATTCACTCATTGAACTGGGCGACGTGGTGGAAGTGGACGGACGGATGGCCTACAACCGGGTCAGCCTGATTCCCCGTACCCACGTGATTCCCGAATACGGAGTCATCATCACCCACGAAAACGACACCTGGCAGGTGGGCTACGACTACCGGAACAGCGAGATGAAAGACTGGTGCATCGAAGCCGGAGGCACACATAATCTGGGCCTGTATCTGAAATGCGCCCAGCAGACCATTCCGAAAAAGAACATGTGCTCGTTCTGGGATATGTTCGGAGAAATATTCGGTATGCCGCTGAGAGTGGCGACTACCACCAGCCGCGACCCGAAGGAATACGACCGTATTGAACGGATGCTGCGTGACATGGGAGCAGCCGCTTACGGCTTGTTCCCCGAAGGAACTACCGTCGACCTGAAGGAAAGCACCCGTGCCGATGCGTTCAATGTGTACGACAAACGTATCGACCGCTGTAACTCGGAACTGTCGAAAGGAATCCTTACAGTAACCATGACTATGGAAGACGGTGCCAGCCTTTCGCAGAGCGAGGTGCACCGCAAGATGCTGGAAAACCTGATTCAGAAGGATGCCGACCTCATCCGTGACCTGGTGAACTGGCAGCTCATCCCCCGCATGATCCGTCACGGATTCCCGCTGAAGGGATTCCGCTTCGCATGGGATGAATCGGTGGACTATACCCCCGAACAGCAGGTGGCCTACGAGCGTCTGCTGCTGGAGCATTACGAAGTAGAGCCGAAATACTTTATCGACAAATACAACATCCCGCTGAAGCGGAAGAAAGACACTTCCTCCATAGCGGTTCCGGATGTGAAGAAAACGGCACAACAAAAATCAGGAAAGGAAGAGCAGAAGCTGGCATTACCGGAAGGAGAACACCCTTTTTTCGACTAAGCCCCGATGATTACAAGGGGCTGCATCAGCGGTACGCCGAAATTGTAGATTTTGAGAAAGAGTCAATCTCTCTATCAGTGGATTTAAATGACATAAGAAAAAAAGCAATAACCTGGGCATCAGTCATTACAGACCCCCAGACAAGGGATGTTTGTGAAGAAGCCGCCATGATACTTCTTCAGAACGGATTCGATTTGCCGGAAATAAAAGAGCGAAATCTTAAAGGCAGGAAAAAAGGGACTGGAAATTTGGGGGAATATCATCCGGACAGTAAGATTATCTACATCAACAATCATCCTATAATTAAAGAAATGGGTGGTTTAAGAAAGATTATGCAAAACGAAGTAGTTAAAGGGAGAGCTGTTCAAGATAATGTCGTATTGCATGAGCTAGCTCACTATATCGACCAAATTATCAATCCAGGTTTTGACAGTCCACAACATAGTTATCGGGTTTTCCTGAATAGAGAATATGTCAAAGAACAATTATCAGAATACGCTTATACTAACAGATCTGAATTCGAAGCTGAATTGATATCCGGTATATTAAGAGGAAAAGTATATCCTAAAGAAATATTGGATTATGCTGATATATCTAAATTAGATAATGAAAAAGCAAAACATATACTGGCTTTAGGTAATGGAACAATACCTAATGACTCCGGACTTCCCCGTGAGTTTGACAAGATGACTGAAACCGTTTATAAGAATCCGGAGAAAGATGCTGCGGTACTGCTTACTGACAGCGATGTAAGAAAGTTTATCGAGCGTCAGAAGCTTATATTCGACAATGCGGTAGATACCGCCCTGAAGGAAGTACCTCTGGATGACATATCGGTGCAACGCCTGAAGGAATCGAACTACGTGTTCAGCGGCATCAAGACCTTCCATGAACTGAACGAGGCTTTCCCCTCCCTGCTGGATGAGGAAGGAAACCGCAAGCCGTTTAATCAGTTCTTAAATGATGTTCAAAAGGTATATGATGCCTACAACGTGCAGTATCTGCGAACAGAATACAACTTCGCCCAGGCATCCGCACTGATGGCGGCACGATGGAAGAAATTCGAGCAGGACGGCGACCGATATAACCTCCAGTACCGGACCATGTACGACAAACGTGTACGACGTACCCACCGGATGCTGCATAACATCACCCTGCCGATAACCAGCCCGTTTTGGGACAAATATTTCCCGCCAAATGGTTGGAACTGCCGCTGTACGGTGGTACAGGTGCGCAAAGACAAATACCCCGTGAGCAACGAGCAGGAAGCTATGAATCTGGGCAGTCAGGCTACCGCCGGAAAGTATCAGGAAATGTTTATGTTCAACCCCGGCAAGAGCATGACCTGCTTTCCGGCATATAACGCTTATACACGCAAGGCTTGCGCCACTTGCCGCCAGCGACCGGGAAACATGGAACTGGCCGCTAACATTCCGGATAATGAGCTGTGCCGGGCATGCCGGATTCTTCAGGAACTCAAACACATGGATGCAAAGGCTTCCAGACACAAGGCTGCATTCCTGAAAGGGACAAAAATTTCTCATCCTGAATTCAGTCGGGAGATAGGCATAACGGGAAAAAGCATTAAGGAATGGACAAACCAACCTTTTAAGCATTTCTATGAAAAGAACCGGATGTTGCTTGATATTGAAAACGCTATAAAGGAAACCTCTTATCTGGGAGCGGTTCCTTACCATAAAAGCGATGATGTGAAATGGTCGCACATTTTTGAAACCGAAATTCAGGGAAGCAAGGCATGGATTATTGTACGTGAATATACTTGGGGAGAGATTACCCTGCACAGTATTTCCGACAGTATGGGAAAATACCTGAAAGAACATAAACCCATAAAAAAAGAGTAGCAAAGAAGCCCATACACTCGGAACTACAATCCGAAGCGGTACTTCAATGCTACCCTTTGCAAATATACGATTAATTCATTAAAAAACAAACCGTCATGACGATAAACACGCTATTTCTGATGAGTTTCCTGCAAGGCTACGAGCAGTTGCCGCACCAGGATGATGTTGCTCCCGTCTGTACTGTCGGGGCAGCCCCGGCTTGCCACGTCGGTGTAATACACGCAGGAGTCGAGCAGGATAGCCTGCAGGGCGGCTGCCAGTTCTTTCGGGGTGTTGTCCGCCACCACGCTTTCCAGCATGGTCATGTCGTATTGCTGCTTCATGGCTCAGTCCTCCTTTGCGTTTGGTTCTACAATCTCCTGCGGCTCGAAATCGAAAGCGGTCTGACCGTAGTCGATGCCTTTCTTGCGGATACGCCAGTCGGGGAAGGTGATGCCCTTGTTCTTGTTTTCCTTGGCAATGTCGATGATGGACTGGAGTACGGGGTTGCTCACACTGTTTCCGGCAAGCACGTCCTTCACGTGATGGAGCGTCACCTTGTGCCGTTTTGCAATCTCTTTCAGGTTGGCCAGCGAAGTGTACTTGCGCAGGATGGCCTCCAGATTGCGGAATCCCTCACGGTGTTTCGGGGCGGGAAGGGTGCGGGTGTTCACCAGCGTACCCACGTTGCGGCCGGTGAGGAACTTGATGAAGTGGTCGTAAACAATGTCCTTGCGTACCGGGTCGAGCCAAAGGGCGAAATCAAGGGCGATATGGAAGTCGGTACACCAGGTTCCTTGCTCTTTTGCGTTACCTCCCTGCACCATGATGATTTGTCCGCCGTAGGTTTCATCAAAAGTGAAGCAAGAATTCCCGCAACACTCTTGGTTTTCGTTACGGGAATTCCCGTAACGCTCAAACGGAGCAAATTCTTCATTGTTTTTCTTTGCTCGGTAAGCAAGATACTCTTGTGTAGTTTTCAATCGCAGCCAGTCATTGAGCTTTTTCCCATACGGCTTCGCCATCTGGGTGAGGTTCACCATGCAGTTGTTGATACCTTGGCGGGATACCGCCACTTCGTTTCCCTCGATGTTGAGGATTTCAATCAAATTCTTATTGGAGTTCATAAATATAAGAATTGTAATATAAAAGAAAAGCCCTCCGTAGGTGTGAACTCCACATACGCAGGGCGGATGCAGCCGATAGTTTCCGCACGGCCACCATAGAGGGCTATTCTATATATCCTGTTCAAAATAAAGTCTGATAGATTTATTTGCCCAAGAATTGTATGTAGGAGTTCGTGGGCAAAAGTACAACAAATTTTTAAATAAACAACAGACATGCAGAAAAAAGATAAGAAAACAGCACAATGAAAGGGGGTCGGCATTCCAGACATCACATAAAGGGGTGGTATAACTTACCATCCCCTGGGATATACGGGGATTCATTTGCCGTAATCCGGGAACTGGTGGACGGAAGATGTCAGTTCTATTCCATCGTGGAGAAGCTGAAAAAAAGAAAAGAGAGCGACTGAAGCCTTTAGTGAAGGATCTGCAATCCGACCCAGTACCTCGAGTCACTCTCTCTCTTGCAAAGATACGATTAATTCATTAAAAAACAATGCATAATGGCTGAAAAATCAAATCAGGTAACCCGTGAACTCCAGCGACGCATCAACCTGCTGGTAAGGGAGACACTGAAAGACATACGGACGGAAGCTTTGGATGAATTCGACCGGAACTTTGAGCGGGAAGCCTTCTTCAACGAGAAGTGGGCACGCCGCAAGTTCAACGACGACAAGAGCCGGGGACTGCTCGTCCGCACAGGGAACCTGCGACGCAGCATCACGGGGCGCATCACCAGCCGCGACAGCGTGGTGATTGAAACCACCGAACCGTATGCCCGGATACACAACGAAGGAGGAACCATCACCGTAACCCGCAAGATGAAGAAATATTTCTGGTACCGCTATCAGACCGTGACCGGAGGAAAGGCTGCCGACGGATTCAGCAACAACCTGCAACGCAAGAAAAACGGCGCACCGCGCAACAACAAGCGGAACCGTGCCCTTACTGCCGAAGCGGAGTTCTATCGTGCCATGGCCCTGAAAAAGGCAGGCAGCAAAATTACTATACCAAAACGCCAGTTCATCGGCAACCATCCCGACCTGGAAAAACTGCTGAAAGAAATCTTTTACAATAACGCTAAAAACTTTGACGCACTATGAGACGTATGCTTTATCTCGGCTTGACCGAAGCACTGAAAGAATTGAAAGACGACGGCGGACAGCCGCTTATCCGGCACATTGACCTGTGGAATGAGCAGGTGGAGTTTATCGAACAGGAAGAGCCGTTTGACACCCCGGCAGTGTTCATCGAATTCCGTCCCGTGCAATGGCGCACGCTAAGCGGAACCGTCCAGCAGGCAGACGTTCCGTTCCGGCTGCATGTGGTCACCAAATGGAAAGGAAGCGCAAGGGACGGAAGCATGTTTCAGGAGGAATCGCTGGCACGCTTTGATTTGCTGGACAAGATTGACGCGCACCTGTTCAATTTCTTCCTCTCTGTCCGGAATGAATCTGTCTGCATGACCCGCCGCACGGGAAGCAGCACCAACCATAACCACGAGGAACTGGTGGAAGACATCAGCGATTTCACCTGCCAGGCCACACAGACCTTTTAACCGAAAAGCGTCAGCTGCCGCTCTGCCTGGGCGATGCGTTCCGTCACGCGCGGATCGGCACTGGCGTTGATGATGTTGTAGAAAGTCTTTTCGCAGATGCGGTATTTGGGCCAGATGTAACGACGCAGAATTTCACGGTTTGACAGTCCGCTACGGGCATGTTCATCGTATATGCGCACAATATCCTGTACGCGGAAGGCATAGCTCATTCCCACTATTTTCTGACGACTTTTCCTGACCATATTACCCTGATGACTTTCCGCAAAAATACGAAAAAACGCACACAAATCAGCATATTCATGCATCTTTTCACACTGTGTTACGACTTTCTCAACGCATCCTCATTTTCCTGCCGTAGTTTTGCACTGTCATGACAAGCAAACCAGATTATCAACCCTTTAAAACAAAACTATTATGGCAATCAATTACAGCGTTGCAAAGATGCTCAATCCGCAGGACCGTGAAAGCGGAGAGTACAAGTATTATGCCAAGGCACAGGCTTCCGGCTCAGTAGGTATCAACGAACTGTCGGAAGAGATAGCGTATGCCACCACACTGACCGACGGTGACGTGCTGAACGTAATCCGTGCACTGGTGAAGCGTATTAACCTGCACATCGCAGCCGGACAAATCGTGAAGCTTGAAAACCTGGGAAGCTTTCAGGCTCAGCTTCGCAGCACAGGAACCGCCACGGAAGACACCTTCAGCCCGTCGATGATTAAAAAGGTGACTCTCCAGTTCCGACCGGGCATCGGGCTGAAAGGCCAGCTTAACATCGCAAATCTGAGCTTCCACAAGGTCAAGAGTTTGCAGGAAGATAAAGAAGAACCACTTCCTTAACTACTACGTAGTAAACCCATCATTACTACTTAGTAACTGATTAATTACCCCGTAGTAACAATGCGTTTACTACGGGGTAATTTATTCCTAATTATTTTTATTATCTTTACATGGAAAAACATAACATTATGCACGCTATTTATCTTACTGACCTTGCACTACGATATTTTCCCCGCTCTTCTGCACGCAGTGCCGTTACACAGCTTCGCCGCTGGATTGCTCTCAACAAAGATTTACAAAAAAGGCTGGACGAACTTCACTACAAGAAAGGACAGCGCACGCTTACGCCGCTTCAGCATGAGGCAATATGTCATTACCTGGGCGAACCCTAAATTAATTAATAATGAATAATTAAAAATGAAAATCCCCGGCATCCGGTTGCGGTGTCGGGGATTTTTGTTAGTCTTCGATGTAGTTTTCATTTTGAAGCAACTCTCTCATTATCTTATCACGATAAGATTTACTTGAGTAATTACCTTCGTATTTTTTCCATGACCTTGGATTCGACTTACTCTTGTACTTTATGTGAGGAAATGGAGTATCCATTCTTCTGAGAATGACATATCCGTTTTTACATAATTTTTCTTGATCGTTTGCGTTCATAACTTTAGTATATATTAAATCCTTCAGATTGTTCACAAAATTCTGCCATTGATTCAACTTTTTGTAAAAATTCTTCACTTGGAGGTTCAGACATTTTTCCAAAAAGTGATATAATCATAATTTGTTCGGATTCTGTCTTTTTATCCCATTCCTTTCTTAAACCTCTTTTTACAAATACATATCCTCTAAAAAGTCGAGCCATAATCAATGCCTCTTCTTTAGAAACAGAAAACCCATCGTTACTTACCGGACTCCCATCATTACGAGAACCATCATATATATATTCACCTGGGTCAAAAGTATTTTTCCCATAATTAAACAAATATCCAGCTCCTGTCTCTTCTAAAATAGTAGGCCATGTAAATATCATTCCAGATTTACTGTATATTCCCTTGTTTATAGGTATAAAATCATATCCCATATAATTAACTTTTTACTGTGTAAGTAGCTTCTTCGCATGATTCGATTCTAATGTCTATCTCACTCTTCACATCTTCCAAAACATCCATCGCTCCTTCATTGGTGAAGTCTGAAAGAACCTGGTCGATAAAATCCATTATTTGTTCTTTTTCGCTCATATTATTCAAAAACCATTTGTTTACCGTAAATCTTCGCCACTTCGTATTCTGCCTGACATCCTTTGCTGTCTTGCCATCCACGGCAGAAATAGACTGCATCGCATTCCAAGAGAGCCTGAATGTCTCGCCCCATGTGTTCCGCATAAGATGCGTTGGAATCTGGTGATACGTCGAACGGAGTTACCGGCTCGTAGCCTTTAAAAGATATCAGCTTTTTTCTATCATTTGCCTTTGACACTACTTTCTCCATTTCCATACCTGTAATTGGGAGAGAGATGTATACTTTCTTTCGGCTTTCATTATCTTGTTGAATATTATCAATACAAAAAAAACGTTTAAGAAGTTCTTTAGCTCGTGGGTCTTCGCTTGATTTAAGTGCATCTATAAGTATATTACGTTCTGCTTCTGTTGATTTTCTTATCCATTCCGCGCTATCTGACTTTCCGTCAAAATCTATAGAAAAATTGTTTTCAGTATCACTTTTAAGACATACCAATACATAATCTTTTGTGATAATATTAAAACTGTCAACATCTACTCTTTTAAGAATTGTGACCCATTCACAATATCTTCCGTCTTCTGTTTTCCATCCTAAAGTTGCTATATCCCCGTCCTTGAAAGTCATATATTCAGGAACCTGTAACATCAGGTCAAAATCTTCTGTTCTTCCATTTATATTATTCAGTAGCCCTTTATCTGTATAAGCATAAACTGCTTCCTTGTCATTGTCTATTTCAACTACTGCAGAAACAGGAAAAACTTCTCTTTTAACATCAAACACCAAAATACGTACATCGGTACCTACACGGGTGGTTATTCTTCCTTCTATCTCACCATTTGCTATTTTTTTGGCAAGTTCCAAATCAAATGGGACTATTACCATATTTGTTTCCATCATAAATCAATAATCTCAATTTTCAGACTTGTTTTTAAATCACACATCATGTCGATTGTGTCGTTGTTTTCTACATCGAAGCAGATGCCCAGGTATTCCGGGTTCTGCTTCGAACGCTGCACCTTCAGGTCGCATGGGCGGCTGTGCTTGATCCAAACGAACATGAACTGATTGATTGCGCTGTAATGGACTTTGGCTGCCACCCTGCGAGGCTTGAACAGATTAAGGTTCCGGTTCTGCATAGGGTTCAATCTGCTTGATTACTGTTCCGCTGAGCCAGATGCGTCCGCTGCCCTGGCATTGCGGACATACTTTCTGTTCGGGGTACTGATGCTGAAAATCTTTTTCTGCATACACTGTCACTGTGCCGGTTCCTCCGCACTGGCGGCAGAGGCACACGCGGCGGTGGATATAGGTCTTTTCCGATTTCATAACATTCTTCATTCTTAATTCTTCATTATTCATTATTCATCATCTTCTGTCTGCATCATTAAATTCAGGTTTCACATCGGGGTCTGCTTCGTATGGATACACGTCCATGATGGCGGTTTCGGCTACGGAAGCTATCACGTAATCGGCCAGAGTGTCTTTCATTCCTTCGTCCAGCTTCCTGATGGCGTCGCGAAGGTCGGAAGCTTGTACCAGTACGTTGCTTGCAGTACGTTTTTCCACTCCGGTCTTTTCGTCGAGTGTCATAAACCACAGTTTGCATTTATACCAGCGGTCGGCACACTCCTCATCGCTTGGGAAAATTTCTTCATAATTTGCTCTTGCTACACCTGCAACTACAAACTCTCCCTGAAAGAAAGGTGTCATTTCTTCGATAATACGCGATTCGGCTTCGGTAAAACTGAGAGCGTCTACCAGATAGGGTTCTGTTACTTTCTTGTTCATTCCGTTTTCCATCGTTTTCTCATAACGGATTTTGCATGTAAACCAGTTGTGCATCATAATTCTTCTGTTTTTGTTGAGTTCTTAAATATTACGTTAGTGTGGTCTCTTCTTGAATCGTCCATACATTCAAGTCCGTTCCCGTAGCAGCTTATGCCGTGCTCAAAAAAATAGCATCCGCTGCAAGCATTTTCCGGATCTTCCACTTCGGCTACTTCGAGCGTATGTCCGTTCCATGTGAATGTTTCTCCTAATTTGTGCTCCATGATTCTTTTATTTTTCTGATTAATTCATTCCATCCTTTCCGCGCCATGCGTGGTTCCATCCAGCACAGCCAGCCAAGTATATCGAGCATTCTTCCTGCAAGTTTCAGAATGAATCCCATTATAATCAGCGGCCCGATGATGATGGAAAATGCGGTGAACAGGATAATTTGTGTGCGATTGTTCATTATTCCAGGTAATAGGTTATTGCTACTTTGTTGTTTCGAAGGATAACAACTCCATATCCGCTGTCTCCTTTTACGATGTACACGAATATCGAAGTCCTATTCAGTATCATCCCTTTCCGGAGTATGACTATTTTTTCTAATATTATCCGTCTGAGCCTGTCGTAATCGTCATAATCGACTTCCGGAATAGGTCTGTCATATATTCGGGTAAGATATTCGTGAAGCTTGATCATCCAGCGCGGCCACTTGTCGCGCCGAATGGGTGAATTAAAGGTTAGTTCTGCCATGGTTGTTTTTCTTCCATCCATTTAATTGGTAAACCTTGTCTCGTGCTTCCTCCGGTGAATGACACTCCGCTATGGGAGTGCCTTCACATGTGGACTGGGTGTATTCATTGCGATACACAATCCAAAGAGGACCACGGCGTTCATACGTGTATTTAGGCCGTCTGGACCGCATCGCTTTCCTTCTTTGGTTCGACATAGAAAGATTCGTCCTGCACCACCTCTACACCAATGTTGGCAAACTGTTCTGCAACTTCCGGTATGTCACGGTCGGCAAGCAGCTTGTCTTTTGCCAGTTCCTCCGTGGTGCGGATATAATCAGGAAGAAACTCTTTGCAAAGGTTCGTAACGGCTGCCCAGGTGAAGCCTTTCCGGTTTTTCAGTTTCGGGTTACCTGTGCGGAATCCGATGATACCGTGTGCCGATTCCAGACTTTTCTTTTTGCTGAACAGCGTATCCTTGTTTTCGGTGGCGTAGGTCTGCATCACCTCAAAGGTGCGGTCTTTCGTTTCGTTCAGTTCTGCCAGCTGGTCGGCGTACTTCTCACGGATCTTTGTCATTTCCTGGTCCATCTTTGCGGTCAATGACTGGGCCTTTGCGTCGGCCATTGCAAACTCGGCAAATGCCTGTTCGTACTGTTCGCGGCTTACTCCGCTGATTACTGTTTTCTTGGTTCTTTTTGTTGCCATTTTAATTGAGTTTTAATCGTTATTTAAATTCTGTATAACACAAACGTATTTTCCCTTCAGGATTAAGACCTTGCATTATTCTTTTAACCCCCATCACATCGTCTGTACGCCAGCATGTGCGGATGCTCTTACTCGGTCTGTCAGGATAGTAAAAAAGAACTCTCCACACGATGTATTTCTTTCTATTCATCCCTCATGTCCTCCATTGCCGCCATGTCGTATTCCATTTTCATGGCTTCGTCGGCCTGCTGTCCGCAGAAGTTTTCCAGTTCACGGAGTATCGTTACACGGTCGCCGAAATCAAACTGCTGCATGCGGTTCATAATGTCATTCTGAATTTGTTCGATTGTATGTTCCATGGTATCTCATTTTATAGTTTTTTTATACGTTTCCTCTTTATCCCGTTCCAGCATTCTTATTTTCGCCTCATCCAGGCGGAGCATAAAGAACAGTGTGGAGATGAGCAGGCAGAGGACAAACACTTGTGCCTCGTCCATCATTCCGCACACCGTTGTGGCGGTAAACATACGTACCAAGTAATTGACCGACATAGCTATCCAAATAACAGCCATCCACAACGTCCATTTCTCTTCAATCAGTTGTTTCAGTTTCTTTTTCATTTTCTGTAGTTTTTAATATCCATCCTTGTCTGAGGAACTTTCTGACAGGCATTGCTGTTTGATTGAAGGAATGATGTCCTTCACTTGCATCTGCGATAAATGAATGTCCATACAGTTCCGACCTGTATCTTTTAATCTCAAGCAACACCCATCCGTCCTTCACATCCTTTATTATTACTGTTTCCGGTTCCGTCCATGGAGAAAGCTTCTTATCCGGACGTATGTAGATGTCTCCCGGTCTTGGAGTCTTTCTCCTTCTACGAGTCCTTATATCGTCCATAACAGTATCTAAAACCGGTTCAATAAATAGCAGTGAAAACATTGCCAGAAATAAAATATCCACCCAGTTCATGACTGTTTCCTTTCCTTGTTAGCCCTTGCTTTCAGTTGGCGGTGCGTGGCATTCAGCTCCTCGTAGTTCTGTCGGGATACGGGTTTCTTGCATGCGCCGTACTGACGGAGCCACTGGTTGAGCTTGGCGATGTTCATTTCACGTTCTACCGGGTCGTCCACATCGTAGGGAGCGTTCAGACCGGATATTTCGCACGAAAGACGGTAGATACGGCATACCAGACGGTATTTACGCTTTTCAACCTGAGCGTTTGACCCGTCAGGGTCTAAAAGGCGGCTTATCATCTGCCGTGCCTCTTCCTTGGTCAGTTCCGCAGAGGTGGATGTGCGACCGCCGCTGTACTGGCGTATCAGGTGGCGGTATGTGTCTTCATCCAGCCGGTGCTGCCGTTTCAGGCGGTGAATGAGCTGCTTCTGTTCATTCGTCGCCGGGAGTGTAAGTTTCCTGTTCATATTCTTCGTTGTTTAATGGTTTCTCACTTTCCAGCCACTTGCGTTCCGCTCCTTCCTCCCAGATGGTGTAGTAACCCCTTGGTCCTCCTTTACCGCGACCGATGTAGATGGCACGGAACCCGTGTACCTGTATACGGACAAAACAGTCACGCTTTACGGCGTAGGCCGCTTTCCCTTCCACTTCCTTTCCCTCCACATGGCTCACATAGACGAATATTTTGCTACGGAACTTCTTGCGCAGGGCAATGATTCCTTCTGCCGTAGCCTCATACTGGTTGACAAAGTATTGCAGGGAGTCGATAATCACCACATCAGGACTGCGCTGCTTCTCCATCATCTCGCTCAGTTCCGGAACGGTCAGTGCATCGGTAAATACAATCTTCTGCACCTTTGAACGGATTCCGGCATCTTTCAGGTCTTTCTGGAAATCGGCACAGAATCCCATTTCCAGCGAAGCGACCAGTACACGGTAGCCCATGCGGTCGAATTCTTTGGCAAGCTGGAGGATGAAGCGTGTCTTTCCTTGCCCTGCCTTTCCGTACACAATCCAGTTGCCGCCCTTCTCACGGTTTCCGAACGCCTCACTGAAAGGTTTTGAAAAGGGGATGTAGCTGTACTTTCGTTCTTCTATATTGGATATGCTCAATGCCCTCATACCTTCATCGCCCCCTCGCTGAGTTCCTGACGGATTACCACATCATCAATCATGCTTGCCAGCTCGCGAAGGTCGTCCGAGAACCATACCGTGCGCGGGTCTTCCGGATTGGGCTGTTTCTTCACTTTCGGCAGCTTTCCCCAGATGGTTTCCGCCATGTCCTTGTCGGGGATTCCGTTTGCCATGCAAATGGATACCACGTCTTTCTTAGTCGCGCCCAGCAGGGTAATGTAGTTTCGTCCGAAACGTCCGTCTATCTCATCGTAACCTTCGATACGCCCCACGTAGCGTTTGATGTTCCGCTCCAGTGTCTCTGTCCCTGCCACCAGGCATCCCATGCGTCCCAGCGTGTCGTCATACAGTGGAATCAGGCAGTTCATGGCCGAGTGGGTGAGCTTTCCGGCATCGTCTATCAGCAGGATGGGGTGGCGGTCGGCCATGTGGTTCATGTGGGCTGCACATATGTCAAGCAGTTCGTCATTGTCCATGTAGCGGTTCACCTTTTCGCCCATTGCGGTAGCCAGCTTGGTCAGGAACTTGTGGCTCGACCACTTGCGGCATTTCAGGTAGATTACGGAACCGTCACCGCATACATTGTACAGGTCGATGAGCGACTGGGTCTTTCCGCTTCCGGAACGGCTGCTGATGCAGTACCACTTGCTCTTTCTGCGGGCTGCCACAAACGCCGTCTTTACCTGACGGTAGGAGGTGACCGTGTCCACCACGTTGCGCGAGTTCTCGAAGAAATAGAGTCCGGCGGCAATCTTTTCGGCCAGAATGTCATCGCTTGCGGAATACTTGCCCGTACGGAACAGGCTCATGGAAGTGTCCGAAACGCCGCATCTGCGTGCCAGTTCGGCTGCCGAGCTGCCACGGCTTATCAGGTTGTCGATATACTGCTTGAGTGCTTGTTTGTCCATAATTAAATCGTTTTTAAAGGTTATGTAAATCATCTTGAAAATCTCATGTCGGTAGGGTTCCATTCGTATGAGTCATCCTCATCCTGTGCGGTAGGAACTACCAGTTGCCTTTTCGGTGCGGGTATCGCTTCTTCTTCCACGACCACCGCGTCTGCGATGGCATCCCTGGCCTCGGAGCGGCGGTCCTTGTGCTGTCCGTGAATGTCGGTAATCAGTGCGCGGTCAAGCAGAGTGTTGCTTTTCAGTTGCGGATAACGTGAAATCATTCCCTGAAGGGTTTCGTCCACCTGGTTCTGACGGTCGATGTACCGCTGCTCCAGCTCATCGTTGAACTTCCTTACCTTGCTTCGGTGTTCGAAGTGTTCCGGCTTCTGGTCTACAAGTGCCATCGGTACGGTGATGTCACGCTGCATGGTGAACCTCAGTGTGCCGATTTCCTTCTTCACCCGGTGTCCGGACGTGGATTCCGCATTGCAGATAAGCACATGCGAAAGGTCGTCGGGGTCGTAGTGCACCACCCAGTCCTCGTTATAGTGGTTTCGCAGCTCCATGTTGAAGGTCTCGAAGTTGAGCCGCTGTCCCATGAGTTCCATGAGCAGCCCCTGACCCGTGAGGCGGTTGGTGCGTCCGGTGGTTTCGCCCATGAGGAAGAGGTATTCATCGTCATTGAAAGCGATTCTCCGTTCGCCCGGCGTGGCGGCCCATGCCTTCAGGTAGGCATCTCGCTTCAGTTCGCGCTCCCTGTTCATGATGGTGTGTATCTGCTGCATCACCACATCCTCTGTAGGTATCAGGTGGCGGTTGTTATTCAGAATTTCAATGTTCGGCTGGCTGTCACGCTTGGCGTTGATGTTCACCCCGCTCCAGTTTGGCAGCATCTGGCAGTAGGTCTTGTTGATGTGGTTGAAGTAGGGTTCTATTATCTTCGACTTCGCATTGCCCAGTGCCGCAGGTGTGTAGTGAACGGTCATTGCCTCGTAGAACGGAACCATCACCTTTTTCTGGTAGTTGTCGCTCTGAAGCTGCATGGGCTTGTAGCGAGAGCCGAACAGCTCCTTGGTGTGCTTCACCGCATTGCGGAGCGCGGTGCGTATCAGTGCGGGGCTTTCGTGGTCGCCTATGGCGTAGCCCACCGGATATTTGCCGCAGGCATCAAGCACCACCACCATACATTTCCGGTTGGTGTAGGAGGTCTGTTTGGTACGCTTTATTTCACCATCCACTACCTTTTCGCGGATAACCTGCTTTTCGTACACCAGCTCCACGTCCCATCCGTCCAGTGTCCAGTAGGTCATGGCCGTTTCAGGCGGCGTGCGCTTTATCTGCATTTCGTACTTGTTTTTCCATGTATTGCCGCCTCTGCGGTGACCGAGCGAAGTGGACTCCATTTCCTTGCGGTATGCATCCACAGTGGCCGGACTCTTGATGAATGGGAGCGGTTTCTCTCCACCAGCTTCCCTTATCAGGTTCATCTGACGGATGACAAGGTTGTACTGTTCCATGATCTGCACGTTGTTCAGGTTCATGTGCTGGCTGAGCAGCTTGTGCATTACGGCCTCGCATTCCTCGTCCTTCACCTTTCGGGTGGAGGTGTTGCCGTGGTTCTTGTTCACCAGCGCATGGAAGCCTTCCTTTTCATACTGGAGTGCCTTTCGCTGGAGGGTCTTTCCGGTGGATGGCAGCTTGTGCGGGTAGCGTTGCTCGCCCCGGCTGTTTCGCACGGACAGCAGGTCGTTCACCATGCGGCTCAGGTTGTCCCACACGCTGACCTTCACCGTACCGTCGCCCACGCTCCGGCGGTTCTCGCGATACAGCCGGAGCACGGCATCCAGCACCCGTGCCTGAAGGGTGTAGAGCGCGGCCTTTTCGGGTTTCAGCTTCTTTCCGGACTCGTCGGTGAAGTCAGTGAAAAAGGTGTATGCCTCTTCGTTGTATTGCAGCTCGCGCTCCAGCAGGCTCTGTTTCAAAACGGCATCAAACTCCTCGTGCGGGTCGCCGTAGGCCTTGATGTATTGGTTCTTGATGTATTCTTCCATTGTGTCGAAATAGACTAATGCAGGTGATTTTGGCGTACTTCGTCTGGCTATGACTATTTGTCCTCTTTTGGTTTTTGAATAGTAAGTCCCTTCAGGAAGGAACCCGCTATCAGAACCAACACCGCTTTTTTTATTGCGGGTAATCAGCTCATTGGCGAAGACGCATACCTGATTGTTATAGATTACAGCCATGATTGTTCGTTTTTATCGTTTGTCCGGCTCCGGGACTTGAACCCGGATGGCAGCCGCTCGGTAAAGTTCTGCAAGCCGTGTGTGAGTTACTGGTTACGTGATTCTCTGTCCATGCGCCTTGCCGTTGGGATAAGTGCCAGGCAAAGGCAGATTGTAACTATCAGGTTCATTGTGCCGTCCAGCAGGCAATTCAGGATGGCGGCTGCAAGTATCAGCAGCAGGTAACGTGTAGTACGTTTCATGATTCGATTCTTTAAAAGTTTCTATCCCTATTCTCCCGAACCGGGATAGTTTTGCTACATTTGTAGTGTAATCAATATTTAAAATCTTATGACTAAAATATTTGACCCTCTTTTGCTAATCAAGTATTAATCATCTTCCTCTTCTGTTTCGACATCCCGTTCCACTTGGTTAAACCGGGCTATCGGGATGCCGAATATTCTCAATACGAAAAAGTGCCTTGGCTCTATGTTCTGACATACTTCATCAAGTTCTATGAATGTTCTGAGCCGCTTGCTTCTTTCTATATATTTCATGGTTGTTCCTCCTTTAAAGGTTAATAACTTCCGCATACGGGGTATTCTAAAATTCAAATGAGAATTCAGATATTCGGCTTTCACCTAAAAATCTTTCTGCATCCTGATAACTTTCAATTGCTTCCAGAGGAAGATATAAAGGTTCTTCGGAGGCGTTTTCAACATCAATTACAATTGCTTCTTTGTCAATCATTATACCCGCCTGATACTTCTTCAAAAGTCCGGATAGGTCTTTAACGAAATTTTCCTCTTTAGGAGTCATTTTACGATAAGTCTTCATAATATTTTCTTTATAGGGTTATCACATCATTGTAAGGGTTTTCCATTTCCTTCAGCTCGTAGAGTTTCGCTCCGTGATTCAGTGCATACGAACGGATAAGTCTTGCCGTCGGGCTGTTGGTGTCGTATGCCAGAGCCGAACGAACAGAGCGGGTTGTTACTTTCAGTTTTGCAGCGATTTCTTCCTGAAGTTCACCGCTTGCTTTAATGAGTTTTCTTGTTTCTGCCATTTTGTTATAGTTTTTATTGTGATTATTCGGTTAAAATTCCGTCCCTATTCCTCGCGAACCGGAACGGTTTTGCTACATTTGTAGCGATACTTAATCAAACTTTATTTTGCTTATGAAATTCAATGACAATGATTGGATTGAATTCCGGCTTAAAGAAGAAGCCGGAGAATGTAAGAAGATCGTTTCCGGCATGAAATGCGAAAAGCATAAGCTGAAAGCGCACTTCTTATACGACTACGACAACGACCTCACTTACGCCCATCTTACGAAGTGCTGCTGTCCGGACTTTGCCAAGAAAGTGGCGGATGCGCTCCGTAAAGCTGAGGTCATTGATGTAGTAGACATTAAAGACTGTGAATACACTAAGACAGTCTGAAATCCGTGTCAGTTCCACACGGCACATATCGCCGACCATGTAAAGGTTTCTCCGGAATCGTTCGTGGTTGGCGATTTTCATTGCTTCCTCTTTGGTGGGGCTCTTTGCGGTTATCAGGCATTGGAATATCAGCCTCTCCACTCTTTTGTTATTGGTTTTTCCCATAGTTTGCGCTTTTAAAGATTATTATTCTCATTGTTTAATGTTTGTCAGCTTGTCTATAAGCGAAAGACGAAGCTCCTTGTCATCAATTTTCGCCACATCGGCCAGAATATCTACCAGACGTTCCTTTGTCAGACGGTTATGGTTACGCTTCTGAGGTTCCGGCCATAAAGAAAGTTGGCGGCTCTTTTCAACTGTCCGCTGTGCTTCCTCTATTTTCGTTATCACCAAATCCTCGGCCCAGTCACGGAAAAGCCTTGCACGTTCAGACTTGACAAAGAAACCCAGACGGACGATGCCGCGTTTTGTCCAGAGGACTTGTTTAAACTGATAACCTCCTGATTTACAGTCGGCGTTACTTTTAGTAACGCTGGTATCTTTATTACTGGCGGAAGGAAGCTGCCTGAGTTTATAATTGCCTGATTTACAGTCAGCGTTGGTTTTTCCAACGCTGGAACCAGTCTTGCTGATTCCTTTTCTGTCATTTATTACCGTAATGAAGTGTTTACCTTCAACCAACTCTTCCTTGTGCTCCAATTTGTGTGTCCTGATTGTACCGCTTGAAACACCGTAACCTTTGGCTACTTCGTTGGTGCTCATCAGAAATTCATGCTGTTCGTCCGGTATCACCTCAACGGACAGGTTTTCCGAAACATTTTCCCTGATTTTATCCATAATTTGCGTTTTTAAAGTTGTTTCACTATCTTAGTGGCGTGTTCCTACTGGAATACTTTGCGAACTTACTAAGATTTTAGTAATTACCAAACAATAAAAGCGATAATTTTAGTTTAAAGCATAAAATTTCTAATATGTTAGTAACAACTAAAGAGAGAATATTGCACTATATTGAGTGCAAAAATATTCCTAAATCAAAGTTTTATAATGATTTAGGAATAAAAAGAGGGCTTTTGGACTCTGATAAGTTAAAAGCCTCTGTTACGGATGTTGTTATTGCTAAAATCTTAGCAATCTATAAAGACTTAAATATAAATTGGCTCCTCACCGGCGAAGGCAACATGCTCCGCAGTGAAGAATCCACGCCTTCATTACCGGTTCCAGAAAAGAAACGTCATCTGATTCCGCTTTTTGATGTAACAGCCATCGGTGGCCGTCAGTACGATGCAGATATGACAGCCGTATCAGCTCCATCGGAAATGATTGATACGGGAGACTGGTTTCAGGATGCCACCGCAGCCATGCGCGTGCAGGGTGACAGCATGTCGCCTGAGTACAAATCAGGAAGCATCGTCGCACTTCGCCAGATAAATGACCAGCGAATCATTATGTATGGGGAGGATTATGTGGTGGAAACGGACGAACTCAGAGTGATCAAGCGGTTGCAGCGTGCCGATGACCCTGCTTATCTGATGGCCTGCTCCATCAACCAGGAGCAATGGGAGTCTGGTCCTATGAAAGGCCACCTGATACATGAGCCTTTCGAAATACCGCGAAGTTCCATCCGCCGTCTCTTCCTCGTATTAGGAGAAGTGCGGAGAAACCACAGTTGTAATATTATAGATGTAGTGAAATAACCAATAAAATAAAAGACGTATGAAAAAACTATTACTAATGATGGCAATGATTCTGCCGATGTTTATTACAAGTTGTTCTGATGACGAGGAAACTACAGTGCTGTCAGGTACCACATGGGAATCGACAGAAGAATACGGGGAAATCGTGTATCTGAAATGGACTCTTACCTTCCAGGGAACTTCATTCAACATCAAGATGGAGACTGATGAAGACCTGGACGGTGATTTTGATTCAAGCGAATCGGTATCAGGCTCTTATTCAGTTGACGGAAGCAATGTTTCACTCACTGCGGAAGGTCTTACCATGCGCGGAACATTCAGCGATAATGTAATGAACTTGGATTCCGGTGAAGCTGGAGGAGAATTCGTTTATTATAAGAAATAACGCTGGGTATTTGAAAGGCGATTAAAACAATAATAATTATGGAAACATTAATAAAAAAGATTGCCTATAATCAAGCATTTATAGACCAGACATCCCGTCGTAAAGGAGATGAAAGGAACAGAGAGTTCTGGCAGAAAATGGAAAGCCTTCATCTTAGCTACCCCGATTGTGATATTCTTATCGAAGCGTACGCTAAGGAGCACTTTGCTACCGGGATTGCAGAAGACATTAAAATTACTTGCAGTTCTCCGGATGTTCAGGCTTTGGCGAATCGTATATACGACACTGATTATTATGTCGTACCTCTAAAGCTATCGGAACTGGGATGTGCGGAAAAAGACGAGGTGATTGCTCATATCTTGCAAAACGGCTGATACAATCAGTCAAGTATAAATGCATGTCTATGTAATCATTCACAGATACATTCTCCTGTATTACAGGAGTTATCATCGTGTTGAAATGGGAGTCCTTTACAATTAGATTACCCTTTTCATCCACAAAATCAAAAGAAACAATCAATTTTCCTGCCATACTCCTAAAAATAAGCTCCCGGACTTTCACCGGGAGCGTTCACTTTAAACCTAATACCTATAAAAACGCAAAATCACAAAGTATTGGGGAAGAACCCGGACTCGAACCGGGGACACAACAGCAGGCGTCTAGTACTGTTTGCTCTACCTTCTGAGCTATTCTTCCTATTGTTTCAGCTGTAATTCTACACAAATATAAGCAAAAAGTAAATAAACACCTAATAATCAACAAGATAAAACAAAACACACACAAACGGCAATGTATTAAAGGTGCAAACTCAAAGCATAAACACGTAATTCACGCTATATTTACATACATATAGCATCAAACCCGAAAGAAAAAAAAACGCAAATTGAATGGGTGTTGAATGGGTGTTAGGAACAAAACGTTTTTTAAAACCCATGGGTGTTGAATGGGTGTACCTCATGGGTGTTACGTTTTTAACAATAAAATTAACAGATTCAAGGCATGCACTTCAAAGGTATTAAATGGCATTTAATCCATGTTTCGGATATAGAAAAACGGCCTAGATTTCCCCGTTTTAAGGTATTCTAAGCCGTTTTTACGTGTTTTCTTGATATATGTAACATCCAGTGCCCGAAACTCGCTCTAAAGCCCCGTATTTTGTAAAGCCTATGTAAACCTCTGTCACATTTCGTTTTTGCGCCGTCCGCACATCATTTTTGCCGCAACTTTTTACCTATCAATGAGTTACGCATGTTTCCACTTCATCCCGCTGTGGTACATTTCGTTCTGTGCCCCGTACACTGTTCCTAAGAAATACCACAGTTCTTGATTTGAGTCTGTTGCTTAATAAAATGATAGGATGATATGCTTGGACTTAGCGCTAACCTGAACTATTACCTGTTCAACGGTAATGTGGATTTGCGGAAAGGAATCTTCCGCCTGTGTGAGAGTATAAGGGAAGAGATGTCACTTGACCCGAGCGATGCATCCAATGTATATATGTTCATGTCCAGGAACCGAAAAGTTGTGAAAATACTTCATTATGAACGCGGATTTTATGTGCTTTACGAGAAACGTCCTGTCATGGGGAGATTCAAGAAACCTGTGTTTGATGAAGTCTCCAAATGCTACCGGATACAATGGTCGGACATGGCCTATCTTACGGAAAGTATAGTAGTTGACAAGATGTACGTCAGTCCGAAAGATTAATATTAATACATTGATTATCAATAAAAATAATATAAGAATAAACGATAAAAAGTTTGCGTAACTGCCTGATTT